CTTTAAGGTTTTTAGCCCAAATATCATTGAACCCACCACTTACCCAATTGAATTGATAACGATATTGACCGTTAGAATTCTTTAACAATTTTTCGTACTTTGCTCTATGTTTCATATTTTTATATTTTATAGTTTATTATCTCTCAATCTTATAAAGCTAATCTACAACTTTTTTTCCACATTTCCTAATATTTTAGGACTTATTTTTACAAATAAGTTGGGCCATAATGTGACCATTTAGCTGTTCCCTCAAATATGTTTCCTCTACTATGTTTAGCCGGGGCTCTCCAACTGGCAGGTTTCATTAAATCACCTTTCTTAACCGGAACACCCATATGGTAACCATCAAACATTGAAACGAACGCCCATACGTGGGTTGAATCCATAATTTTCATAAACTTAGAACCCTTTTTAATCTTTAAAGGAGTATAATCACTATAATACTCACCGGATTCGTGTCTTTTTTTACGTTCTGAATCAACCTTTCCTAACCAAATTTCAAATTGCGTTTTCATATCTTTTAAATTTTATTTTAACCATAAATTGTAAACATAATCATAACTCACATTTAAGGTCTCTGCAAGTTTCTCAAATAATCTCTCTCTGATTACACTATCACTAACACCTATGTATCGGTAAACATCACCATCAACAATCAGTTGATTTAGGAGGCCGGGAAACGTTGGGGTTTCATTCAATTCTAATCCCAAATTATCGGTTGGGAAGTTCTCTACATAATACTCTTTAATTGTGCTCATATCTTTTATATTTTATTTGTTTATCTCCTAATCTTATAAAGCTAAACTACACATTATTTTCCACAATTCCAAATTATTTCCCATTTATTTTCACTTTTTTTGTAAAATTTTTCATTGATTATCAATGAGTTATGAGAGGTTGATTATCAATGAGTTATGGGCATAAAAAATCCCTCATTACAAGGGATTTAAATTTATTTAGTGAATTTGTCAATAAATAGTTGGTGTGGTCTTGTGTGTGGTCTTTCTTTCCACATTACGCGTTCTCTAACCATTGGTCTTAATTTTTCAAAATCTGATTTATCAAAGATTACAATTACTTTATCCCCTTTAACAATTACTCTTTCAGGTTTTGGGAACATTGGGAATGTTTGAGGACCGAATTGTGGTCTTTGGTTACGTCCAAAGTTATGTCTTTGGTGGTCTTTTCTAAAATCTACATAATCTCTGAATTGATTATTTTGGATTTGTTTTATTTCCTCTTTTGGAAAATAAGGATTAGGACTTGATTGTTCTTGTGAGAACGCAACAATAGATGTAATCATCAATAAGGTTGCAAATAGTAGTTTTTTCATAAAATTTATTTCTTTATTATAAATAGTATTTTAATATTATATATACTCAAATTTATATACCACTTATCTCATGAATTCAACCATTCGTCTAAAATGCATAAAAAAAGGGAGAATATTTCTATTCCCCCTTTTCTATTATTGAATCGTTAGTTTGATTCAGTTATTGATTGTTCTTTATCTAAATTAGATAGAAGCCAAATCTTTAACATAAATCTTGCCATAAAATTCTGGGCGCACCATCTTCTTAGCGTAACGAGTCATAACACCACGTCTTGGCGTGAAGTTAGATGGGTCGTACACTAATGGAGTCATAATCAATGGTACATATGGAGCATAAACCGCACCAGTCTCAAGGAAGTTACTTCCTTTGAATCCTAATAAGATTTCGTTAGAAGTCATATAAGGGTTCTTGTAAACTGTGTAACGAGATGCCAAAGAACCTACTTGAGATACACCAGCTGCGAAAGATGTAGCATCTTTATCCGCGTTAACTGAGAAACCAGGAATTGATTCTAAGATAGTACAAACATCTGGAGATGCAACGATGAAGTTAGCACCACCACGAAGAGTTAATTGGTGAATCTTGTTAGAAACTTTGTTCAATTTAACACCTAATGTTTGGAACCATGTATTTTTTTGGTAAGCTAATGAATTGTTACCAGCAGACCAAGTACCGTTTGCAGAGTTAAACTCTTCACCGATTGTTGCTGACCAATATTCAGTTGTTAACGCGTTAGACTTTAACATATCTAAGATTTCTAAATCAATCTCTAAAGAGATGTATTCAGATAACATAGAAGTTAATTCAGCTTCAGCATCGATTGAATGGTATGCATTCAAATCTTGTGCCAATTCTGGTGTCCACACTGCTTTCAACTTACGAGTCTTAGCAACAATTGCCTCAGAACGTAATTCTAAGTCAACTTCTGGAATACCTAAATCAGTTGCTGGTTCAGTTGGGTTACCATCTTCGAAATCACCACGAGTTGTAGAAGTTGGAGCCAATGAATATTTAACTGTTACATTGTTTGCAGTTGCACCAGCAGCAGTACCGCTATAGTTAGCATAGAATACTACGTTTGAACCTGATACTTTAGTATTTGCAGGGTAGAATGCATCTAATGCAGAAAAACCTGAAGATGAGATATGGAATGAACGTGCTGCGTCAAAATCTGCTGCAGTTGAAACGTTTGATTTTGCAATAGTTACTCTTTTCAAAGTACCTGCTGCTACTGATGATGATAAAGCTGAATCATATCCAACTTCTTGCCAGTTTGCTGAAGCAGTTACAGCATTAGCTGCTACTACTGAAATTGATTGGTCATTAATTGTGTAAGAATATCTTCCGTCACCATAAAGACCATTTACAGCTGTTTTAGTTCTACCAAAATCAGAATCAAATGTTGAAGTACCTGCTCCACCAAATAATGATTGACCATTAAATTTAGTAGCACCTGCTACTGCAGTACCATATTTGAAATCTAGATAGAATATAAGACCTGAAGGTAAGTTCATTGGTTGAACTGAAACGAATTCTTTCGCTGCAATTTCACCAAAGATTCTTCTTACTAATGGTAAAGCTACGCCAGACCATTCTTCAGAACCTGCTGAAGTACCAGTTGCGGTAGCTTCATCCAATAATTGTTTCGCTTGGTTCTCTAATAGAACTGCGATTTGAGATTGCTCTCTTTCTTTTAAACCTTCTAAAAGACCAGTTGCTTCCCATTTGCTTTTCAATTGACGTGTTTCAGCCAACATTACCGCTTGTGGGTTTCTGCCTTCCATAAGTTTAGATAAATTAAAATTTGCCATTTTATTTTTTCTCCTTTGGGGTTGTTTTTTGTTTATTTAATATTTGCTAATTTCTTGAAACGTTCTGCCATAGAATTGCTTTCTGCTATAATTGTTTTTGGAGCAGTTGAAGCAACTTTTTTCGATGCGAATGATTCATTCATTTTAGTTTGTTGTTTTACCTTCTTAGCAGTTCCACCAATTTTCATTGATTCAGCTAATGTAGAGAAAACTAATTTTACTTCTCTAACGTTTTGAGTTCTATCTAAAGTTTCAACAACTTTGTGTTTTTGCTCATTAGTTAAATCGTAAGAACGGAATAATTTGTTAGTATACAATAATTTTGCATTTAACAAGTTTACTTCGTTGATTGTAGATTTCAAAGATTTGATAACTTTGTATGCTTCTTCTAAATCAGCTTGTAATTCAGCTTTTTCTTCATCAGCACCTTCTTCCATCTTCTCTTCTTCACCTTCCATTTTTTCGTCATCACCATATCCCATTTCACGTAAGATTTCGTCTAAATCGATTTCCTCGTTATCTTCTTCGGATACTGGTTCTGCTTTTTCGTCACCTTCTGCAAAAGCTTCTGGTTTTTCTTCCTCTTCAACATACTCAGGTTTTTCAGTTTCGAATTTTACTTCGCCTTTTTCATCACCTTCTTCTGTCATTGGGTCGTTTTTACCATCTAACTCTTGTTCTAGTTCTCTGATAATTTCTTCTAAATCGAAATCATCTTCATCCATAGGTTCTGCTTTTTCTTCTTCAGCGATTGCGCCAGTTGGGTCGTCGTTAACACCATCACCATTTTCATCTTCATCAGATTCTGCGATTGTGTTGTTTTCGTCTTCTTTACCTGGTGTTGCTGTTTCTTTGTCAGTATCACCTAATTCTGTGTGTGCGTCAGTTGAGATACCCTGTGGGTCTTTGTTCTCAACATCGCTAAATTTTGTGCTGTCTGCATCCGATGTGTCATCTGCACCATACTCTTCAGTTACATCTGCTGTCTCTTCTTCTTCTTCCATTTCAGCGGTAAGTTTCTTAGATAAGATAGATTGTAATCTTGGAGTAAAAGCTTCCTCTAATGCGATTTTAGCATTAGCGATTGCAGTTTCACGTACGGCTTTAGCATCAGCAATTGCATCTTTCAACAATTTTGAATTTGCCATTTGTTTTCTTCCTTTACTTTTTTTTCTGAAAATATTGAGTGATTTTCAATCGAATTGATTAAGTTAGTTGTTCGGTGACCTCACATAAGGGTGGGTATTCATTAACCAACGGGATAAAATTAAACCTACATTAAGTAGGTTATTATAGAAATAAATATATAAATGTTTACGAAACCGCAAAATTTATGTAAAATATTTTTAATCTCTTGAGGTGTCTTTATCTGATTGAGGTGTTTTTTTACTAACTTTCTTTTTCTTTTTAGTAAAAAACCTAATCGTTCTATCACCATCTGCAATCTTACTGAGAGCAACTCTTTTTTGCTCTTCTCTGATTGCCTTTTGTTTTTGTAATCGTCTTTTTGTAGTAGGTTTAACGTATTCCTTTCTTTCTCTTAGTTCTAAGAGGTGTCCAGATTCCATAACCTTTTTTTTGAATTTCTTTAAAGCCTTTGCAATGTCTCCATTACGAACTTCGACTGTAACTCTTGATAATCCGCTCATTAATTGTATTTAAATTGTGTTTGTAACTTATTTGGTAATAAATATGTCTTTTATAGATTATTTGCTTAAAAGGAACAATGCTTCTTCAGCTTCTTGTTGATTTTTAATCTTTGGGTCTTTATACATATCTACTTTATATCCTCTTAACGCATTTGATAAGAATATCATATACTTAGGATGTCCTAATTTTTCTTCTAACGTAGAAAGTGAATCATAGAACGATTGCTCGTTTCCTTTGTTCATTTTTTCTGCTGCTTTGAATTCTTCTTTATGTTTGTCAATATATGATGCAGTTGAATCTTTATATCCATGTGCTGCTTCCTTTACTTTACCACATTCAACACAATTAGTTTTAGATTCTTCCAATGGCCATTGTGTTAACCACTTCAACCAATCTTTAGTATTCCAATCGTTTCTTTCTCTTGCCCCTACTTTGTAGTATTTTGTAAATACATCTCTTAATTCCGCTTTGTTATTAGCAAAACCGGGTATCTTAGATGCCACATTTATAAATTCATTTGCACTAGCGTAATGTTCCATTGAGTTAGATAACATATCTACTAATGCCAACATTGCTTTATCATTACCTATCGCTTCGTTTACTGATTCATTCTTTGGAACACAATTAGGAACTTGAGCACCACCTTTACCTGGTTTCATTCCTATCATCTCATATCCTTTCCAACATGGGTCTTTCTCCCCACCTTGTAATTTACCATCTTCTCTCAATCCCAAACGTTCTTTCATTTGCTCTTCAGTAATTTCACCAATTTTATAGTAACGAGATAGGATATGACCCATATCTTCGTATAATCCATGTAATCTTTGGTCTAAGTTCTTTGCTTCTATTGCAACTTGGTCAAATGATTTACCTAATTTGGTTAATTCATTCATATTACGTTTAACAGTATGTGCATCAAACCAATCATCTGCTTCGTTTACCGCCAATTCTCTAGCTGCATCGGTAATACCACCCAAAGTTTCTGCTATCTCAGTAATGTCTGATTTTCTATCCATCATTTCTTGATACTTGTTGTATGTAGAAACGATTTCTAAGAAATGTTTTTTTACTTCGTTGGAAAATCTTTTTGGTTCTTCACCTTCTTTAACTATCTTTGATAAACGTATCATTTATTATCTCCTATTTTACTAATTTTGCTAATTTTATAGATTCATTCTTCATATATGGTTTATTATCAAATACTGATTGAATTAAATCTGCTTCTTTATGAAATCCATTCATTCTCAATGTAAATGCTATACCATCTGCTGCATCGACTCCGTCCCATCCTGATGCTTGTGATACATCCGTACCATAATCATCAATCTCACCAGTTCCGTTCATATAAACCGAACCATCTGCAGAATTCTTACGAATATCATCCATTTTCTCTTTATACTTAGGGTCTTTGATTGATGGATATTCAGGTTTCTTTGCGAATTCAGGTTTTCCTTCAATTGCTGCTACTAATTCTCTTGCTTCACTATGAAAATTTGAATCAGTTAGTGCAGAAACTGCTGCTTGAAACATTGCTTCTTTATATTTTTCATTACCCAATTTTTGTGGAGTAATTCCTGATTTCTCAGCTAATTTCTTAGCATCTTTATTTACTGATGGATTACCTGGTCTTTTCTTTTTAGGTTCTGATGTTGGTGTATCCGCTTTAGGCCCTTCTTGATTAGCATCTGCCTTTTTAGCAGCAACTCCTTGGTCTTCAGCAAATTTATTACACATAGGAATTGCATCTTTGATATCCATATCAATTACAATTACTTTCATATTTGCAGGTTTACCTGATGCAATTGCTGCTGATGTTACTGCTGCCCATCTATGATGACCATCAATTACATATCCATCTCTACTTACATAAATTGGTGCCGTAATACCAGGATGATTTGGGTCTTTTTCTAAAGCTTTGGACATTCCTGCTACTTTTGAACCCACTAATTCTGATTGTGTAGCTTTTAATCTATCTGATGGTATTTCGGTTTCTACTGTTTTTATTTTACCGTCCTTTAACATTTGCTGAAACATTGGTTCAGTGTCCACTTCACCCTTTGCATCTTTAGGTAATTTGTCGGCAGGTGAACCGGGAGTTGGTTTTCCTTTAAATTGTGGCATTTCTTCACGAGGAATACCAGCGTTACCAGCACAATATAAGTTTGTTCCAGCTACAGTTATTTTACATAAATTATAGTTAGGAGCTTCTTCACCTTTAGCCTTTGCATCACTAGCTATTTTATCTAACTCATCAATTTTCATAGAAATTTCTCTCTTATCACTATCTGATATTTTATTTATATCGGATGGTGCATTAAAAGTTTTTTTATCTGCCTTAGGCATTATATCTTTAATCTTAGTAGATTGTATTTTTGGGGTATCAAATTCTGTTGATGATTTATCACCACTTTTATCTGATTTAGCAGATGTATTTTTTGCTGGTTTGTCAAAAATATTTACTGTTGGAGTTTTTGTATCAGGTTTATCTGATTTTTTGTCTTCTGGATTAGTATGTGTTCCAGCTTTAATTGCATCAGCTTTACTGGCTTTTGACCTAAATATTGATGTTTTACCTGTCTTTTTATTTACAGCGGTAAAAGTTTCTGCTTCAATAAGTAAATTTTTTAATTTAATCATTAGTTGATGTTCCTATATTTTAAAATCCTATTGAGACCGTTTTATTATCAAATTCTATCCAACGTATTTTGAACGAAATTAATAATTTTAAATCACTAACATCCATTCTCCAATTTTTTTCTGCCATTTCAATATCAGCGATATTACCATGTATACCATCCCAAATTGTAATAACTTTACCATTAAAGAATTTTAAGAATTGTTGTACTTGTTTTTGTTTAGCAGAATCTAATTCACTAACTTTAATTTCTGATGCTTCTTTAATTACCCTTTTACTTTCAGTTAATACAGTTTTATGTGTATATAGGTCTAATTTACCATCAGCTTTAATCTTAACCTCATAGTTAGTCTTACGAATATCGTTATGACCACCCTTAAAAGGTGTATCACCAACTTCTTTCTTAATACTACCCATTTCTATTTTGTTATCTCTTAGATAATCTTGTATTGAAAATGCCATATTTTATCCTTTATGCTAATTCAGTAATGATTTCTCTCATAAAGTCTTGTGCCTTACAATACTCACCACAAACTATAGCTTGTTCTTTTAATTGTCGATTTACTGATTCGTTCATCGTAACCGGTGTCATAAATGCACCATGTGTAGATGGGTTAGAAACAAAATCCCAACCAATCAGTTCAAAATCATCACCCACTTTTACTTTACCTTCGCCAATATTAACTACCGAACCCATACCACGAGAAGAGATACCCAATAGGATACCTGCTCTTAATAATTCTTTTAAGATGTTACCTGATGGAGTTGGTAAAATTTCTACTGTCCCACAAAGGTCATCGCCTTCCCAATGAATTTCTTTGACATTATGAGAAACGTTCTTTAAGTTGATAATACCAGAATCTGGATGGTCTAATTCCCCTAATGCACGTCTTTCTTTAATAAGAACTTCGTATTTCTTTGCTTCACGCATTAGAATATCTTTAGGGTATATACGACCATTTTGGTTTTCTGCAACCGCTCTTTGAAGAATTCCCTTAACTAAGGTTCTACCACTTGAATCTTCATTCAATTTTCCTTCAAATAATGTCGTTTCTATTAATAAATTTTTCATTATGCTCCCCACGTTTTTCTCTTTTTAAAGAGGTCAAAAAATATTGCAGATACTTCTCTACGAATGATATCACGAATAAGTTTTTCATCCTCATTTGTGATTTCTTCTTTGACGATACCCCATTTTACTTTGGTTATCTCTTCGTTAATAATATCTAACAATCGTTTTTTTGTCATTGTTATTATTTAGTTTAATAAACCAATTGCAATATCGCCTACTATTCTTTCCGAATCTGTAGCGTATTTCTTATTTATAATAGCAATGGTATTACCAGATACTTTAATCATATACATTGGCATCATCGATGTTGTAAAATCATATTTAATACCTATTTTTTTCAATTCAGTACCAACACTCATAAAAGAAGATGCATTTTTAACAGCTGCTTCTATCTTATCTAAATCAGCATCGTATTTTCCTTCATTCACCGATTCCATTTTCAAATTTCTCTGTGCATTAGTTAAACCACTAACGATGGATTTGATAGCTTTTTTAGTTGCATCTTCATCTTTAGAAAGAACTCTTTTCTCTAATTCCTTAGTGTTCATTTTTAAAAATTTAACAAATACGTTATGAATAGTATCCCAATCTTTAACTTCTTCGTTTACTGATTCGTTTGCTTTTTTACCAGCTCTTAAATCTGCTAAATCATCACTACCGATATCACCATCTTTATCTAAATCTAATTTTTTTTGACCACCAACTAATTCCTCATTCTTCTCACCCTTACCATTCCATGCTGAATCTATTTTATCAAAGAATGCTTTCTTTTCTTCTTCAGACATAGATGGAATTGATTTTCCAGCCTTATCTAATGCTTTTTGAAAGAATGCTTGATATTCGCTTTCTTCCGTCATTACTCCTTTGATGATTTCTTTTAATCGTGTACGTGATATTTTCATTATTTTTCTATCTCCTGTATTGTTTTCGCTATGTTGATTAATCGTTCCTTTATCTTATAAATATGTCCGTGCGTTCTTTTCCAAAATGTATCGGAACTCAATTCATTCATAGTCTTAATTTGATTATACCAACGGAAAAAAGTTTCAACTTCTTTTAATTGATATTTTAATTCTCTCAAACCAGTTGCTAACTTCTTATTAGCATGCATTGATTCATCATTTTTCAATTCTAACCAACGATTTACTGGTCTTTTTGATTTGCCTTCTGATAAACTCTCATCCATATGTTCTAAACCATATTTCATAATAGTTTTATCATCTAACATCTTACCATTAAGAGTAAACATACGTTTACCTTTGTAATAAACTGACCAATTACCTTGTGGGGTTGCATCGACAGTAATATTCTTTAAATCCTTTATACTTCTATCATTAACTTGAATAGCATCTAAGAATTTTTCTGCTTTAGGGTCTAATGCTTCATTAACACCTTCTCTTTTATCTAATTCAAAATATATTTTATTCTTAACTTTTTGAAAAGCATCAATTGCAGCTTTTTGGTTACCCATAAATCCCATATTCAATCCAATCTCCCATGAACGAACACCTTTCTTAGCTAATGCAAGAATTTGTGCTGCCACTGGTTTTGATACTATTTGTGTTGGGGTTTCTACGTGGATAAGATGTTTTAATGCTTCGTTTATGGATTCAAATTTAAGTTTATTAAGTTTTATATTAGTTGGGTTTCTTTGAAATAAATATCCATTTTGAAATTCAGCATGGTCTCCACCTTTAAAGAAAAACTCACCCTTACCATATGCTTTATCTAAACTATTTTGTATAAGATTTACTATTTTATTAGTTCCTATTTCTCTAATTTTAATACTTGCTGCTTTTTTATCTATAAAAGAAAAGAATATTCTTCCATTCATTTCACTTATATTAAAATCTATACCTAATATATTTACACGTTTAGTATCTTCGTTTATGGATTCATCAATATTATTAATATCATTATTTACTAATGTATAACCGAATTGTGTTGCAGTTTTTTTTCTTTTTTTATCAGAATTTTTACCAGAAAAGGCATTAGGAGTATCATAACCATCGACATTACCTGTCACATTGGCTTCATCTAATTCATCTTCGATTTCTTTGATAAGTTCGTCTATAAAAGATTTAATATTTTTTTCTGACATTGGTTATTTCCTTTATTAATTCGTATGATATCATCAACGCTGAAACTTGTTCATCCGTAATTTTCTTTCCTATCTTTTGTGTTTTTAAAACATTGATAGTTTCTTTTAATTTAATTTTTGTGATTTTATCGTTAATTTCGGAATGTAATTTGTGAAGTTCAGTTACTACTTTCTTTAATTGTGAATCATAGTATTCACCGAATTTAGAGGTGTTATTAACATTATTAATAAATTCTCTTAAAAGACCTTTTTGGTCGTCGTTTAAGTTAGTGTATTTACTATTAAATGTTTCAACTAGTATTTTGTATGTCAACAATCTCAAATCCTTTTCTTGATTCTTATATGTTTCCATTAATTTATCTTCAATCTTCTTAATAGATGTTTGGGTTGTAGATACGTGTTCTACTAATGTAATCTTAGCATCAAATACATCCTTAACATTAGTTACATCTTGTATCTTTGCTTCAAAAATCTTATGAACCGATGCCAATACTCTATAATTAGAAACAGGCGAAGCAACAAATTCTTCAATATCAAAATTTTCTTTAATAGCCTTTACTAAGTTATACTTTTCTCTTAATAATTTAGTTTCATCTAATTTAGTACGAGTTTCGATAATAGCATCAATAAATTTTTCTGCTTTACTTTCTGAATTATATTTTTCAGTCGTAAGTAAATTGAATAAACGCAATTCCTTTGCTAATTCGGTTTTACCACCAAAAAATTCTTGTACTATTTTTTTAGCCTTTTCTACTGGAGCATTATTTAAAATCTCCAACGTGATTTGACGAGTTAAGAGTTCGAATAAAAACCCAGTATTTTTAAATTTCGAATGTTTAATTTTTTTCATTGTTTTTAAATCCTTATTTTGATAGACTCAAATTTCTATATATAAATATAAAAAATTAGAAGTTAGATTAATTTTCCGTATCATCGATAATATTAGTTTCATCTAACATATCTTTAGTTTCGTGTAAATATTTCTTTTTTGATGAAATCCCATTGATGTAATTCATTGCTTTTGTTTCAGATGTTCTACTTCTCTTTGAAGTTCTCTCATCATCACCTAATGGGTCTCTTCCATAAGGATGCTTGTCTTTACCATAAGTATTACCTTCGCGAGGTCTACCACCTTTATCCTTCAATTCTGTTTTAAGATTTTCCAAACTTTCTTCAACATCAGTTGGTTTTGGAGGGTTTGCAGGGTCATTACCATCATTTTCTATTGAATTGTAACGGAATACATCCTTTAAATCCTCAACCACTTTACCTCTTTGTTCGGTTTGTTCCGTTTCTGATAATTTAAATATATTTTCATATATCCAATCCTTAGATAACATCTTCAATGCAGCCATATCAGTTGCTAAACGGATTTTTTCACTCCATAGGTTTACTTTCTCTTGTTCGTAGATTGTAGATGGGTTAACTAATCCAATTTCAAAGTTAGTCATTTCAGAATCTTGTATACCATTACCATATAAGTGGATAACTGCTATTTTAGATAATTCTGAGGTAACTGTTCTTTGGATTCTTTCGATTGTTCTTGCAAAACGAACATCTTCTGCTGCTAGGGTTGCTTTACCATTTACATTTTCATCATATCCCAAATATGCTTTAGGAATTTTTAATGCAGCAAATAATTTAGCTTTTAGGTAATCAATATCTTCAATTGAAGCATATTCTAAACCTGCAAGGTTATCAATCGATGTACCACTATCACCACCTCTTACCGGTAGATAAAAATCTTCCGTAAGGTTTTGCATGTTGTACTTTAAATTATAATCACCACTTGTCTTATCTAAGAATGGAACTTTTTTCATCTTATTGATAATTTTTTGCATGTAGTTATCAACTTCAGTTGGTGGAATATTACCAATATCAATTTTGAATACCCTTTTTTCAGGTGCTCTCATAATACGATGGATTAACATCGCATCTTCCATTAAAGATAATTGTTTCCACAACCTTCTGCCATTTTCAATCATTGATTTACCATAAGGTAACCAGTTGGTATCAGATAATAAACGGAAATGTGCCATTTCAAAGTTATCATACTCTACTTTACCAATCGGGTCTTCTTGCACTTTGAATTTAACAAGAGAAGCATTAGTTGGGTCAAACCCTTCTAATCTTTCGGTATTATATTGTGAGTGGGGAGTAACGTTTACTATACCTTTACCTTCAGCAATTTCAAGTCCTAAAAAGAAATCACCATATTTACACATATTACGAACCCACGGCCATAAAGTGAATTCAATATTAAGAATATCATAAAAAAGGTTTTCTAATAATTCTTGAACACGCGGATTGTCTGAACGTATTGTTATGATATCACCGAATTCGTTTTTAAGAGTAGATTCATCAGCGTAAATATCTAATGCAGATGCTATAATTGGGTCTTGGTCCATCGCATCAAAATCTCTAAATACTTCTCTACGAACTTGAGCGTATGCCATTGATTGTGCACCTCCCGCTTGTTCATAAAAAGATTTTTGTATTTTTGAGTATCTATCTTTTAATGAAGATAGGTTTGTTTGTTGCCTTTCATCCGCATCAAAAACTTTTCGTTTTCCACTGGCATCGACAGTAACAATTGCCTTTGTTGAGAAAAGTTTTTTTAACCGATTGAAAAATGTAGTATCTGCCATATTTTATTTTTTATATTAAAATTATATTATTTAATAGTGCATCTTATTATACACTATAAATATGTTGAATTTATTATTTAATCAACCAAGTCAAATCTTCGTCTTGATTACCCACTTTCATTGACCACGGATTATCATCCATTGAACTACCACCATAGAAGCCAGATTCTTGTACTTGTTGTTGAATTCCACCTAATGATTTGATAGTTAAATCAATTCCTTCTTGTCTTAATCTGAGTGCAGTATCTCTCACCCATAGAGCAATTGATAACGCCATCACTAAGTCATCGTTGTATCCTCTCATTGCTTCCGCACGATTATTGTTCCATATAAAGGTAAAAAGCTCCTCTATCAACCTATTAGAACGTATGGTGATAGATTTCTCTCTGAAATAATCATCCAACTTTGAAATAATTAGAGGTCTTGTTTTAGAGGTTGTTGAAAATCCTGCAACCATACCCCTTTCTTCTGCTCTAAACTTATTATGCATCTGATGTTCAACATCCACATACTTTAAATCCTTACTCATATAGAATAAATTTTTATATCCTCTATCAATTACCTGTTGGATAACTGCCCAACCAATATTTGCGTTCTCTATTACTAAAAGTGCTTCGTTATAATCGGTTGCTAAGGAAACTAAGAAATTTCCAAAATCTTTTGTATCTAATTTTCCTTTGTATTCTGCTACTTGTACCGAATTAACAATATCAATTACTTGTGCGGCGGAGTAATCCGTAGAATCTCCACGTGCAACGTCCGCAACAACCATATATGATTTTTGATAATCGGGATATTCCCATTTCCAAAGATTTCCATCAAAGCCAGTTTTTTCTAATGGTTCTTGTACAAAAGTTTCCCTATAAAACATTAGAAGTTGTGGGTCTATGACACTATCACCTGATGATACGAAATCACAATCACATTCCTGTGCTGCACCCTTTACTCCTAAAAGTCTTTGTTGTTCATCTCTCCAAATTTGGTCTCTTTCTGGATGTACCGTCCAATGTAAACGAATTGTATTGAATCCATTAGTTCCGTCTTCTGCACTAACCCATGTTCTATGAAAAAAATTACCCACACCATTAGGAGTAGAAAGAATAATTGCGTTACCACCCGTTGATAGAGTAGATTGTGCAGATACCCAAATATCTTCAATATTATCAATGAATGCTGCCTCATCAAATACTAAAAGAGATAGGGCTTCAGACCGACCAGCATCTGATGCTGCAGAAGTTGCTTTAACTTGCGAACCATTTGAGTATCTAAGGGATAATTTATTATCTTCGACTGTTGTTTGTTTTAACCAACTAGGTAAATATTGATTCATTACCCTTACTTTGGTTACTAAGTTTTTTGCAACCTCTTGTTTCGTTGCAATTACTAATACGTTAAAGTCCTGATTAAATAACATCTTCCATAACGCAAATCCTGCAGTTAAGGTTGATATACCCGTCTGGCGGGATTTCAGAATGATGTTATATCGATTATCTTTGAATTGGGCTAGAGTATTTTCTTGAAATGGGTATAAATGAAAAGGTATCTTACCCCTAACAGGGTGTTGAATCATGCAATACTTCTTCATAAAGTATACGGGGTCACCTGCACACTTTTGGTATTCTAATTTTATTATATCTTTTAAAGAAGTTCCTGCCATTATTGTTTTGTATTAAACGTAATGTTCACAATTATGTTCTTTTAAAATTTCGAACGCTTTATTACGGAACTCTTCTATTTTTTGTAACTCTTCCTTACCATTTGTAATAATTTCCATTATTTCTTTTTGGGTTTCCTCTACTGAATTAGGTAATTCCCATTTTTCCGTAGTTCCATCCTCATTAACGTATTCGTAGTAAGGTTTCACATCATCGTGTGCTTGTTGAAGTTCTTCTAATTTTATTTTACCATCGATTATCATACGAGTGTATATTTTATAATCCTCATATTGTTCCCATACTCCGGCAACTCGTACTTTATGTTCTCTTTCCGCTAAACAATTGATACAATATCCAGTTTTTTTAATAACCTTCTTGTGATTACTATTAATCTTTATTGTAGTGCAATCTGGGTTAGAACATCTTTCTAATTCTGCTATATATTTTCTGATTTCATCAAATGCTTCAGAGTTTTTAGAAGTTTTCATTGTGAATCCCTCTTTTTTCTCATATCTATGATGTTCGTCTTCCCAAACATCACCAACCTTTCGTTCTACGTTAGCGGTTTCCCATCCAACTGTGGTGCTTTTTGCATATTCACCACCGGTCATAACCATATCCACCAACTTCCTACGAGTTGGATGCATAAATTTTTTATTGAATTCCTTTGCCATTATTATATATTAGGTTTTTATTTTAATACATATATAAGTATATATAAAATAAATTATGCGTAAAAAATACCCAATAATTGATTCAGAGAGGCGAATGCTCCTGTTAATTTGAATGTCTGTCCGTTATATACAAATACAATTCCTTCGATTGGTACGATTCTTTTAGCACCACCAATTGCATTTAATCTTTTAAGTTCTAATTTTAGTTTATCTATCTTCTTAGGGTCTCCACTTGCCTGAACATCCTTTATCGTTTGTTCTAAACGTTTCTTCATATCCCTTAAAGCGGAATCTGGATTAACTGTTAGTACCGATGCGGTGAATTCCAATACATCTGCACCAACTCCTAAGAAAATATCTTCAAATTTCATTAAGTTATCTTTTGAAATACCTTTATGGTCTTCCTTATCTATCTTAGTAGCCCATGCAAGGGTCTTTTCATCCTTAATTGAATTCTTATCAATACGGAATCCCTTTTCGTTAAACGCCCATCTCTTAACTAACCCCATTTTAGTGGCGTTATCTAATGTAGTCGGTGATTTCTTATCCACAAAGTTTTCCCACCATGCTTGATGGTAATCAGCAACACCTGCAGTATCTCCTAATCCAAATTCTTTTTGTAATTTAGATATCATAGCAAGATACTTACCTTTCTTAGATGATAGGTCTTGTGATTTTGGTAACTTTAATACCGGTGGCCCTTGTAGTGTATACTTTGATTGAACATCGGCGTTTACTTGTTTAAGCATTCCACCCAATACTCTACCTGCTTCTGCTGATTCCCCTATCGCATCACCATTCTCATCGTATTCCATTGTTCCGTGAAATACTAATAGTGGTTGACCATAAGGAATAACGTTGACTGAGGTAGGATATATCACCTCTATGTTCATAAAACATGAACCATTCTTAAATACTTTATCTTTTTGTGCTTGGGATAATGATTTTATAGCATTAGATAGGTCTTTCATCGCGAAATTATAGGCATCGGTTAGTTCACCTCTACCGGCAAACTTATCTGCTACTCCGTTGATATCTAACGCCCCAGCACCTTTATTTTTCAAATGTGATTTGTTTCTTGCTGCTACTAATCTACCATCTATCCAACTTATAGCCAATGCCTGACCATCAGTTTTCTCTCTAGCAAATTCTAAGTTACCATCTAATGCACGATTTACGATATCTTTAAGTTGACCAAAGGTTAAATTGATTTCAGTATCAAATGGATGATTCATATGTCCATATGCACCACCTTCCATTATTAGGGATTCGGTTGTAAATACAGGAGTAGATGATTTGAAATCAGCTTTTCTCATTACCGTCTTAGCAATCAATCTATCAGCCACTTTAATAAATGCTATATTGATATTCGATACTCTATCTTTAACTACAAACTCTTTATATTGTTTTAGGAACTCTAAAAATTTCTTTTTGTTTCTAGCCAATCTTTTGAATAACCCCGTTAGTTCTGCAGGGGATATTTCTTTACCATTTCGCGGGTCGTTTAACCTTTGAAAGAAATGGTCAGTTTCCCTTCCTAAATCAACATCAGTTGGATTCATCTGTGAATCAGCGTATTTTTCAACCGCATCCATATCAGTCTTAGCCATTTCAACTTTAACTTTTTCTCTTAATACTGCACTTTGAGATGAATAAAAGTATCTATCAATTAATTTATTTTCTAATTTTTTAAATCCAATATTTTTATGACAATTATGGAATGGGTTTTGTTGTTTCAACAAAAGTATTTGATGCGTTATCTCATGTAATATTGCCCTTTCTATATCAATAACTTTACTCAAATCAAAGGTAATGTATTCTGGTATAAATGTTTTAGTATCGTATGTAGTTGCTGCACCTGCACGGCCAACTGAACCAAACTTAACTGCGATGGGTTTTATCTTTAAATCTTTACAAATTTCTTTGTAGTAATTTATAACACTTTCTTTTTTAACTTCGGTTAATGGTTCGTTAGGTATATCATCAACTTGTACCGCTATTTCCTCTAAATCATCTTGGCCTGAGTCTTTTACTTTGAAATTAGCTTTTTTATTATCGTATTTTCTCGGATGTGTTCGGGCCCAATCTGCGTAATTATCAACGGTTCCATCATAGTAATAATTTTCTTTAACACTATCACTCCCTTCATCTTTCTTTTTATTTCGTTGTCTACGCAAATCAACGTGCGAATTACCAACAGGAGCAATTACTGTGTATCCATTATCTTCAGCTTCTTTGATTTTTCTATCTAATTCTCTTTGACGAAACCCGTTATATGCTTCCTGTCCTTTTGTTATTTCAGTTTCACCATATCCATCATCATCTCTAAAATTTAATTGATATATATCTTCTTTTTGTTCATCAGTTAAATTATCAAAATCAGTATTGTCATCTATTGAATCTACTCCGCCCTTTTTAGCTTGGTCAATTAACCATGCCTTACCCTCATCATCTAAATAATCTTCAGCAAGTAAATCATCTCCTTGTCCAACCATATTTGACCAGATTGAAGCTTTTGCTTTTGATTTACTACCACCTAAAGATTGTGCAACTTCATCAAATACTGGGGAATCTTCATTAGATATATCTGCATTTTCATCCCAACTACTTTCTTCTGCATTGTCAAAATGTCCTTTTACTGCATTTCTAAATTCATTTTGTTCTCCACCAAATTCAATATTACCATTCTTATCTTTACTCATGCCACCCTCGCCTACAAACATTACTTTTGTATCTTTAGGTAAAGTTTTTATTTGTTCTATTGTTTCTTTATTACTTTTCTTTCTTTTTCCATGTTCAACTCCAATAATCAATGAACCATTTGGTGTTACATCAATATCTAATTCTTCACCATTTTTTGTTTTTCTATTCTTTAATTTATTTGCTACTTCAGCCGTATCAGATGATGATTTTGTAGGTTCTTGTTTTGGTTCTTCTTTAGGTTGTTTAACACTTTTATCATGTTTAAACATATCTGCACCTTGTACTGGTTTACCAGGTGTTTTTGGCTCTTGTCCATTTTCACCATCCGATTTTATTGGACTATATTTTCCACTATCATCTTTTTTAAATAGGGGTGCACCCTCTACATCTTTTTTACTTTTTTCTTTGTATTTACCATACCCAACGTGGACATATTTATCATCTTCACCATCTGATTCAAATAGTGAATCTAATAAATCAGAATAATCAGATATTAATTCTGAAATAGAATCTTTTTGTTTTGTTTTCTTTTTCAATCTCTTTTCTGCCTTTTCAATTTTTTCAACTTCGTGAGTGACATCAACATCATCAAACCCAAGCGGATATGTAGTTGGTTTATTCAAATTTCTAGCGTTGTTTTTTGTTTTAATTTTAAAGGTTATTTGGTTTTCATCATCAGATGCATATATTGCATCTGCTTTTGGAAAATCAGTTTGGGTATATCCTCCTCTAACAAACCAATCATCGCCACTATTAACCCCATCATCACCACCTAATACTCTTGTCTTGCCTTTTGGTAGATATCCACCATCGGGTTGTGCATCATCACCGCCGGAAACAGTTGCTGCCTCTTTAAAAATATTTACCTTTGGTAGAATTCTAAATGTAGCCACTTTTTTACCATTTATAGTTGGCATTCCATGTTCATCTTTACCAATTGTCTTAACTACTGTTTTTTTATTTTTAAATTTACCCATTAATATGGTATCACCAATATTAACATCTAATTTAATTTCTTCATTTACCTCATCTTCATCATCCAACTTTTTACGCATCTTTTTTACATCTTCAGGTTTCGGTGCACCATTAATTGTTCCGTTTGGAAGTGATAGTCCGATTCCCGTTCCACCTGGCATTCCTTCACTCATAGTTTTAAGTTTAAGAGTAATCAGTTTAAATATTTTTTCATCAAACTTTGGGTATGCTTTTAAGAATCCAGCCTTTTGTTGTTCTTCATCGCCCTTACTTAACCAATTTCGTACATTAGTACCTGATATTGGGTTTGATTGTGATGGTGAAACATACACATAACCTTTTTCCTTATATCCTTGTTCTATCTTACCTTTATATTTCTCAAAATACTTTCCACCCAATCTCATCTCATCTTTTTCACCAACAACACTTATATAACCAGTTGTAGTTTCATCAAAGTTTTTTAAGATTTCAGTTGGTGCATAAGGATTCTTAATCTCAACTATTTTGTTTGATGGAATACCAAACATTTTAGTCATGATTATTTTCTTTTCCTTAAAATTAAATGGAGATTGCCTATTATCGGTTTTATTAGATGTTCCAATAAACACTTTATCCTTACCAAATTTCTTACAAAGATTTTGATAAGTTGCGTAGTGGCCTTTATGGAAAGGTTGGAATCTACCTGAATACACCACAACAAAGTTGTGTAATTCGGTGTCTTCTAATAAAATTTGATTGATAAGATATTGACTTAGTTCATTCATTTGTGTAGTACTCTATTAGTGTATAAATATGAATGAGTTAAGAATTAGTGATTTTTATAAACAAATGGGTCTCTTTTACGGAGTTCTTCTAAACGTTTTTTATATTGTTTTTTTAATTTACGTTGTTTGAACCAATCTGTTATTTTTTTAATAAGCTTTTTCATTAATAGTTTTTTTTAAGTTAATTATAAATTCATTTTCGATTTCATCTTTATTATTTGCGTATTCAAACAATAAATTTCTATTATAAATAAGTATTTCAAAAATTGATTTATACCACTCATTTAATTCTTCAAAAGACAGTGAATTTAATCTTATAATTTCAGCATATATAGATTCCATACGTTCTGCATCATCTTTTATATTATCATACTCTTCATTTATAAATGGAGAAAATGTTTTAAATCCTAATTTTTTTAATTCAACAAGTGCACCCGGTTTGTTAACCATTATAAATGGTTGTAGATGACCAATCGGTTTCCATGTCTTTTCGGAAAGATATAATCCTGTTTCATAAAAATTAGTTTCTGATAAAATATGAATATATGAATTTAAATAAGGTTCTTTATTTTCAAAATTAAATCCCCAAACTGATTCTATATCTTCATAATCAATTGTTTGTTTTTTTAGTTTAATTATATTTTGAAATTCTTTATATGCACTTAGTGCTAAATTACTAGTGTGTAAATGGTGTGAAAAAAATGAAAGATTATTTTCTCTTTCAAACATATTAATGTCAAATGAAACTAAATTTTCTTTTATAAAATCAATACCTAATAACGAAAGTAATGTAATTCGTTGTGGTCTTAATCGTCTATTCATAAATAAAAATTTATGTTTTCTAATATTAGAAAAATCAATATCACTTTCTTTTACAATAGTACTCGTATTATTAACGTGTTCCCAAAAATTATCCTTTACTCCATTAAAAATTTGTTGCATTTCTAATGATTTCATTCTTAATGACCATCCCCAATAAATTACTTTTATTTTATCAGTAATGTTATTTTCTAAACAAATCTTATTATGTAATTCTTCAATATCAACACTTGAAATTGTGAATATAACTTTATTAGCAGGGATTTCATATTTTTTAAATAATTCGTATAAATACACTATTAAATGCTCTTCAAATACACCTTCAGTTGAAAAATTAATATGTAAATAAAAATTGGGTGTATTTTTTATTTCCGTTAATGCATGAGTTGATATAAAATCTATAAAATTCCATTCTGAAAATTGAGTTTGTTTTCCTAAAAATTGTGAAAAACTTCCAAATGGTTCTACTAAATATACAAAACTTTTATTACTTTTTATTCTAATATCATAATACTCATTAAAGGATAATTTAGTATATAAGTTTGTATTTAAATTTAAATTTGCATTGTAAACGGGTGGTTGTAAATAATTTTTAAAAAAATGTTCGCTAACTGAACTATTTACTTCCCCACCTTCTTCAAAAAATTTGTAAGAATAAAAATAATTAAACGCGTTTGGAATCCAACCAGATGGTCCAAAGAAATCATAAACTGCGTGAAAATTATCAATCGTATTATGCATAGTATAATTCAGGGTATTCTGCTAATACATGAATACCAATATTTTCGGTTGCGTATTTATATGATAATTCAACGTCTTGCCAAGTCTTTAAATCGTGAAATTCTATATTAGGACACATTGATTTAAACTCATCTATATAATTTCCTTTATGTTGATGACCTGGGTCTAATGGTTTATCCGAGCCCTTACCTACTCTAATTAAAATATGAGGATTCCATTGACCATTTGACATTTTCTTAATTTTATCTAAATGATTTACCAATTGATTTGATGCACAAATTAAAAAATCCCAGCGAGGATAAAATGTAACAACTTTATGACCAGCCATAGCTAATCCTAAACTCATACCTAATTGAGTTTCTTCCATTACTGGTGTTTCTATCATTTTTTCTTTAGGTAATCCTTCAATTGTTTTTGACATTGGATTTCCATAATAAACTATTTGTTGGCCAATAAATATAGTTGATTCATCTTGCATAATAGTTTTCATAGCAGTTGTCAATGCATCAACATATGGTGTAAATTGTGGTGTACTCATTTTTTAATTTAATTTGGTTGCCAATTATCTTTTTTTAATTTTTTAATTATTGATTCTGCGACACATTTATGTCCTTTTAGATTAAGATGTATATCATTTTTTTGTAATCCTTGTGATACAAAATCAGATGCTATTGTTACATTGTATTCATCTCTATGTAGAAAGTATTCAAATGAATTTTTTGTATCACCATCTATTTCTATATCAACGTGTCTATCTTTAAAATATTTTTGATATAATGGATGATTTGGAAATTCTTCATACCAACTAAGTGTTACAACTTTAACACCTAACAATTCCCATTTAATAATTTCTTTATTTACAATTTCAATTTGTTCTTCTATTGACATTACATCACCTGTTAATTTACCTTCTTTAGTATAACGTTGATTTATAAAATCTCTATCATGTGATGTAAATTGATATATTATTAATCCAAATTTTGTTATCGGTAGATTAACTTTTTTTTGTAAATAGCCATTTATATAATCTTTTATATTTCTCACATTCGAACCACCATTTCCACTATTAGCAATATCCCATGTTTTATATTCATTTGCTATAATTCGTAGAAATCTATTTTCATCTTTAAACTTAATATGGTCGTCAGATAAGGTGTAATCAAATTGATGATATTCTTTTAAAGCTGGTAAATCTGGTAGATTACTATAAAAATATAATCCTTCACCCCACATAAAAGAACAGCCGATACCTAATACACCTTTTGTATTCATTATGGTTTTGAATTTGGATTATATAAATGCTTATTTGCTTTATACCACTCAATAGTTTCTTTCAAAGCTTCTTTTAGATTTCTCTTTGGTTTCCATCCTAAATCATTAATCTTTTTTGAAGATAATAATCGGATAGGAATCATTGGTGCTTTATTATTTACAAATTCGATTGGATTGCTATTACCATCTAATTCTTTGATTGTTGCAAGTGTTTCATTTACTGTAAACCCTTCACCATAACATACATTGAAAATATCATATGTATCATTGTTTTCTGCTACAAAAATAAAACCGTCTGCCATATCCTCAACATGCAATAAATCTCTTACTTCAGTACCATCACCCCAAACAGGGATTGGATTTAATCCATCTGCTACTTTACGGATGTTTGCCGGAGTAACGTGGCACTTTTCAAAATCAAATTTATCATTTGGTCCAAATGCGTTTGAAGGTCTAACAATCAAACATTGCATTGGTTCGTGAATCTGATTGGAAAAAAAATCACACAACATTTCGCCATATCTTTTCATACCACCAACTGCTTTGTAAACAGGTAACATTGGGGTTGCGTGAATATTAATATCTTCAGTGCAAAATTCAGTACCCATATCTGGATATGTTGTATTTGATGAAATAAATAAAAATTTACGAACTTTGTTTTTCCAACTTTGTTCTAATAAATTTACATTCATTTCTACGTTTGGTGTAACGTGTAATAACGGATTGAATTTAGTATCTAATGCATTTGATGTGTTTGCTGCACAATGGAATACTACATCTACATCCTTACTAATTAATTGACAAAACTCTGCAGTTTGTAAATCCCCTTTGATGTGTTCTACTTCCGATGTTCCTTCAAAATCGTTTCTCAAATCTCTACTGAAAGAGGTTGAGCGAAGGTTTCGGTAACCCTTCTCATATAATAATCTTAATAAATGTGAACCTATAAATCCACTTGCGCCTGTAACTAAAACTTTGTCTGTTTTTTTCATAACTTATTTTTTGTATTCATTTAAATAATAATCAATTGTATGTCTTAATCCTGTCTTTAAAGATATTTTTTGTTTAATTCCAAAAGATTCTGCTCTTTCGGTACTCATCAATCTTTTCTCATCACCATTTGGTTTTGTTGGGTCCCAGTTTATTTCGACTTTTTCACCATACATTTCTTCGTATATTTCTACAAGAGTTTCTGCAAGTTCTTTAATTGTTACACCCGTACCACTACCTAAATTTATTGGTTGTGTTAGTTTTTGTTCGTATGCTTGAATGATTCCATCAGCAACATCTCCTGCATAGATAAAATCTCTAATTGGAGAACCATCTCCCCAACATACTAATGGATGTTCTTTTTCACCGAATAATCTTTTGATTAGGGATGCAATGACGGTAGATTCTGGACTAAAGTTATCATGTCTACCATATATGTTTGCCGGTCTTACAATTGATACTTTATTCCAATCGTATGATACTGAATATACTTCTGCTTGAAGTTCTCCAAGTCTCTTAGCCCATCCTGCATATTTATCTTTTTCTGATGGGAACGTTTTCCAAACCGCATCTTCATAAAATACTTCAGCCGGTTGATATACTCCAACTGTCGATGTGTAAACATACCATTCTACATTTTCTAAACGTGCAGCTTCCATCATATTGGTATTAAACTGCAACATTGGTACAAAATAATCTGCGGGTTGTTCTGCTGCTCTTTTTGGTGAACCCTTTACCCCTGCAATATGGAAAATTATATCCTGTCCTTCAACTACTCTTTTACAATTTTTGAATTCACGTAAATCAGCTTTAATAAACTGATAGTTATCCACATTGTATTTTTCTAATTGATTTTCTGGAGTGTTAATATCCACCGCGGTTACAAATGCTCCTCTTTGGATACATTTATCAACCATATAATTACCAACTAATCCGTTGGCACCTGTTATTAAAACCCTTTTACCATTCATTTTCTATTGAATTTAAAATTTTACTAAATTCATCCACTTCCCAAAAGGTTTGTAGATGTTTTTTATTATATATACATATATCCAAAACGGATTTATATTTTTTTTCACACTCTTCTAATGACCACTCGCTAATTTCGGTTATTAAATCAAATATTTTTATCAATCTATCTTCATTATCTAAGATTGTGTCGTAACTTTCATCCCACAACATATCAAATGTTTTGAAACCTAACTCTTTTAATTTTTTTAAATAATTTGGACTAGATACAACTAAGAATGGTTGTAAACCTAATAGTGGTTTAATTATTTTTTCAGTTAAAAATATCTGACCTGCTTCAAAACACGTTTCGGTTACAATATTAAAATACGAATCTAAATAATTTTGTTTTAAAAACGTATTACCCGTATGAAATCCCTCCAATGTTTCTATTCTATCTTGTGTATCTATTTCTAATGGTATTTTTGCACTTACCTCGTCTTTATATTCTTCTAAATAATTTAATTTTTTAAAATTATTTTCATGTAATGGAAATAATAATGAATATAGTGCTTTATCATACAATTTATTTTTTTCAAAAAATAATGATAAATAATAACGATGTGGTCGTTGAGAATTTCGGTTTAAACACATAAAATGCTTAGGTCTATATATTAATTCTAATATTTCTGATTTAGTGGGTAATTCTGATATATAATTTAATCCGTTTTTTTCATTTGGTTGATAATTACGAACCACGATAAAATGATAAGTTGTAAAAATTTTAAATTCATTATTAATATTTGAAAAATTTTGATTTGAATCTAATAAAATTATATTATTTTTATTTAATCCAAACCGATTTAATTCTTTTCTAATATTATCAAAAAAATTATTAGTTATTTCTGTTGCTTCTGCAATAGATGCTAATAAAATCTTAGTATTACCATTTTTTATAGAATTTATAAAATCAATTGGTAATAACTCTAATATAGTTTTTCCATTTTCATCTTTTTTATAAAAATCATGCAAAGATTGTCTACATTCTAATAAAAATATGTTTTTAGTAGATTTTGATAAATGATAATCGGTTGTTTTTGAAAAATTTGGGTTATTATTTACATAATTGTATAAACCAGATTGATGAAAAAAATTATTACCATTAATTTCAGTATTTCCGTATACAAAATTTAAAATACTACCCATTTTCCTGTTCCGTAATGCGGATATTTTGATTTATATTTATAATAGATGACATCTTCTGGTATTTCTCTCTGAATTTCTCCCCAAGTGTGCGAGGTCGGAGTATTTGTAGATACTTCATTATCTTCAACTACAAAATAAAGTGGTAAATTATGATTTCTAGCGTATTTATGTACTTCATAAAAAATTCCTGTCTCAAAAGTCATATCACCAATGAAACACCATACCTTTTTGTCTTCACCTTTTAGTTTAATTGATTGAGCTGCACCTAAAGCAATTGGTAAAATACCAGTTACTATCGCTGATGAGTAAAAATTACACTTTTTATTGACAATTGTTATACTTCGACCATCTAAAATTTCATCTTTTAGCCAAGATTCATCAATTCCATGTAAAAGTGCATGATAATGAGACCTCCAAGTAGAAAATACCCAATCATCTACCCCTACTTTTTTGAATATTTCTATTAATTCATTTTCATTTCCGTTTGATAAATGTATTGGGCCGTGAATATCTCCCGCTTCCCAATGTTTGATAATATCGTCTTCAAATCCAATGAGTTGTTCTTTCGTAAGATTACCATCAAGCCAACGGTCTTCGTGATAATTTAAATTTTTTATCATAAATTTTTATCTATTTTTAATTTTATTATATATTTTTTCTGCAATAAGCTTATGGCCAATTGGATTTAAATGTAAATCAGGTATTGGGCAATTTGGCATATCTATTAATCTTAATTTATTTTCTAAACACCACCTTCCCATATTTAAACCATCAAATTTCATAAAATTATCTGATTCTATAAATTTATCATTACCTCCATCATATGAAAACCATATCGTATCTATATTTTTATTTTTAAGCCAAATAGTATATAATTCAATATTTTTTTGTAAATTTTTTATTGTATTATTTTCATTATAAATAAATGCTAAAAAATTTGTGTAATATGTATGTAATGGTTTAAATTCAATAGAATTATTAAATGGTACTTCTGAAAATTCGGTTCTATTTAATTTAAAAAACTTTTTTAAGTGATTGTAGTAAATATATTGTCTTGTATATAGGGTTAGCTGAGTAATTACTAATATTTTTTTATCACTTATATTGGTAGTATTAAAGTGTTCATAAATTTTATCAAATAATAAATCATTTGAGGCTGATGATTCTGCTAAATTAAGATATTCACAATTTAATAATTCAGATAAATAAGCAATAAAGTTATTTTTATATCTAAAATTTAATATATCGGATGGTAGTATGTTTACATTTGCATCAGTTATATTATTTAAAAATTTGTAAATATCTAAATTTTCAAATCCACCGCCTTGCATAAAAGAACACCCAAACCCAACTATTAAATCATATTTTTGCATCTCTATCTCTATTTGAAAGTATTGGTTGTGCTACGGGCCATTCAACATTAAATCGTTTATCGTTAAACACTATTGTTTTTTGTTTATTCTCATCGTTATATTCACCATTATACGCCATTTTATAGAAAAAGATAGAATCATCTTCCATTACATAATGGCCGTTAGCAAACATTGGTGGAATTAGAACCTGTGTACCTGTTTCTGGAGAAATTATAAAAGATTCCCACTTACCATAGGTTGGTGAGTTCGGTCGGACATCCATTACAACCAAATATATACGACCATGCAGACAACTTACTAGTTTCCAAGTCTTTTCATCATAGTGCATTCCTCTTAATACCCCTACCTTTGATTTTGAAAACCTATCATGCTTAAATTCTAACCCATTGTTGCGTTCAGCGGCGGGCAACAAACGGTCATAATACTCTGAGTGATAAGTTGTAGAGATTGAACCTCTATATTCGTAATAGGTAGATGGTTGTACGATTTTTACCTCTGGCAATACCAACCCATTATAGTAGTGAAAATCATTCCACCCTCTTTCTTTGTAAAATATACTACGTCCTTGTGCCATAACTTAAAGGGAATCCATTTCTATACTTTGAAGATAAGTCCTGGATTAAAATTTTATATGTTTTTATTAATTCTACTATTCCATCATCTAAACTATATTGTGGAGTCCAACCTAATGCTTCTAATTTAGCGTTAGAAACAATATAATCTCTTTTATCAGGGTCTTCATAATAATCTGAATATGTGATTGCAAAATCCGGTACATATTCTTTAATTTTTTCTACTAATTGTTGTTTTGATAAATTAGCGTTTGAAAGACCCACATTAAATACGTCTCCTTTTAATTTTTCATAATTTTCTATCATATACACAAATGTATTTGCAACATCTCTGATATGAATATAGTTTCTTATGAAATTTTTCTCAAAAATGGTGATGTACTTATCAGTTAATGCTTTGTAAACAAATTCATTAACAAGTAAGTCCATTCTCATACGTGGTGATGAACCAAAGACGGTGGCCAGTCTAATTGAAATACCACCATAGTTTAATACTTCTCTCTCAGCATTAACTTTGGTTACACCATAATGAGAAATGGGGTTTAGTGGACTCTCTTCAGTACACTCACCATTCTCTCCTATCCACTACCCACTATTTGTGTTGGGGTATATAATCTTTTTATTAGTATCTTTTATTCTATCACAAATAAACTTTACTTGAGTATAGTTTACTGCAGTTGCAAGGTCTTTATCTCTATCACATGCCGGAAATCCAACTATTGCTGCCAGAGGTATTATTACATCTGCCTCATCAACGTATTTTGAAAGTTTTTCCTGGTCTCTAACATCACCATAAACAAATTCAAAATTCTTTCTCCAACTATAATGTATTAATGATGTTTGGTTGTACATTAAATTATCATAAACTGTAAGTTTGGTGACTCCCCCATTGTTAAATAAACGTTCAATTAAAACTGAACCTAAATAACCTGCACCACCTGTAATTAAAATATTCATATTAAATCTTTATTTAAAGCTTTATAAATTGTGTTTCCTAAATATTCGGGTAATAAATAACTTTGATATATTTTTACTAAATTATTAAAATTATGTTCTAATACTTCAAACATATCAAAATAAATTTCATGTATTTCATCAATATCTAATTTAGATATTTTTAAAATTTCATTGTATGCTAATTCGAATCGTTTGTTTGTATTTATTTCTAAATCATATGATTCATCAACCCATTTATCAAATGTTTTAAACCCTAACTCTTTTAATGATTTTAATGTATATGGATTACCAAATATAATAAATGGTTGTAAATTTATTACGGGTCTTAATGTTTTTTCAGTTATAAATGTATAATCAGAATGACAAGATGTTTCACACACAATATTAAAATATGAATTTAAAAAATGCTCTTTTGTACTAATTTGATTATCTGCTCTAGCACAATCATCGGCATCATCGTGGTCTAATTTTAATGGATATGATTCATCAACAAATTTTTTCAAAATTTCTCTATCTTCTTTTGAAAATTTTAAAGTTTCAAATTCTAAATTACTAATTGATTTTAAAACAGTATCATATTCTGATAACGCTCTCGATTCATATAATGAAACTAATGATTCTTTTAAAATTCCATCATTATATAATTTAGAAATAACATATGGACGATGTAATCGATTTGAATTACGATTGTATGATAAAAATTTATATTTTCTTATATTAGAATACGAATTAAAAGCATCATCATTTTTAACAAACGTTAATTCTTTGTTTGTCATAGAATCTGCTCTACCATATACACGTGGGTCAAACCCCATTAAAATATACCACGGGAATGTTGCAACCGAAAAGTAATATTTTTGTGAATCTTTTTTTATTTGAAAATTATTATTTACAAAAAAAACATCTTCTTTTTTAAATCCGTTTTTACTAACAAACCCATTAAAAAGTTCAATAGTTTTATCTGTTATTTCATACGAACCTTCTCTCCAATCCATAATAAGTAAAATACAATTTTTATTATTTTTAATTAAATTGATTGTTGCTAGAGCTAATTTGAAATTATCAAACCCAAATTGTCTATGAACTGATATAGTATCCGCTTCTAATATTACTATATTTAAAATATCATCTTTTAATTCAGTTTCATTTATTTGGTATGGTAATTTAAATTTTACTACGGGTGTTCTATGTGCTTCATTTGAAAATTTTGATTTATACTCTTTTAAATAATTTAAAAATGGAGTATCAACATAACGTAATTCATATTTTTCTTTTGGCCTTGTTGGACGAGTTAAATGGACATCAAAATCTTTTATTTTGTTTAAATTATTTAAAAATATTTCAGGCAAATCTTGTTGGGTATATCCAGAAAAAAGATATCCATTTGGTGTTATATATTCACTTATTATATTAATTTTAGAATATAAGGACATACTTAAATTAGAGTAGAAGATTTTTTATTTATACTATTCATTAATTCAACTTCGTAATTTTTAAAAGTTTCAATATACCATTGTCTTCTATGTCTTAGGTGGTTACAATGACCAGATTTATCTGATATTGTTGAGTATGTACTTGAAACTCCATCATATTCAAACCAAGTATTTTCATATTTTGCATCATGCATTATTTCATCAAAATATATCTCGTCTTCCAATACTATTTTTGGAATAAAATAATCAACTGCTTTTAAGTAATCAATACTACCTGCCCAAAACCCATTATGTGGTATTGAATTTTTGTGATGATATGCACATCCTATATAAGTGTTACACCAACTATAATCGATAAGGTTACCTGTATATTTATTTGCTGATGACATCATTAATTCATCTAATTCATTATAGAAACAAACTACAAATTCTTTATTTACACTATCATGCGAAACAAATACCTTTAACCATTCTTGATTTTCAATTTTTTGTGGTACAAAGACGTGATTAAATTTTGGTTCTGCAGACGGTGTTTCTTTTGTCCACCAATCAAATTTAATATATCCATCTAATGTTATATACAACCCTAAATGCAATCCCGGTTTACCGATAATACAACATGCATTATTTTCACCTTCATCTTTTTTAATTGCTTCAAAATTTGTTTTAAATTTGGTAAACAAAGTAAAATCTCCTTGTACCCAAGCAGCAGAATTCTTATCTTTTAATCCATGTTGGTTTTCTATACAAATTTCCCACCAATCTTTATAATTTATTTCTATCATAATTTTGTGTTTTTACATATGTTCCAAAAATTTTCAAACTCAGGGAAGGTCTTTAAAAAATCAGTTCCTCTTCTCTTATCGTGGTTTGAAAAGAATTGATAAAAATTATATCTTCTCATATTTTTTAACCAATCTTCCTCATCAGATATATACCAATCATAAATTCTTTTTATTTTTGCTATTTCCATATCACCATATCCTGCTTCAGTTTTTGCTGCGTATGGAGTTGCTAAAAAATCCATTAATTTTGCTTGATTTAATATATCATTACCCCAATCATGTGAATCATCTGCCATTAAGGTTTTAACTGCTTGGTGTTGTGGGTGTCTTAAATAAGAACTATCTAATAATACGGCGTTTGGCCAATATCTATCAACACTCTTATGATTATATTTTATATCGTAGATATCAGTAATCAGTCCACCAAAATTTGGAACTGATAACGCGTTATAAGTTGTCATAAATGTGATATTTACGCGAGGACATTTTAATAAAATTTTATTAACATTATCCATAAACTGATTATACACTAATCCGCTTCTAATATATTCCGCTTGTTCTCCCTTTGAATCGCATGATGTAAATATTACAAAATCTTTTACCTTATCACCTTCCGTAATTCTATTTATTTTTTCTATAAATTTATCAATCAATTTATCAGGTACACCTAAGTTTGAATTGATTGCTAATGATAAATTTTTATTTGGATTTTTTTCATCAATTATATAATCTAATACCTTCCATGTATCTTTTGACATTAGAGGTTCACCACCAGTGATTCTAAAGGTATGTAAATCCCTATATAACTCAGGCCACCATTTCCAAAATGCTTCTACATATGGATTTTCTTGTGATAATGGTATTGGCATTTTA